TGTCGGCAACGCTTCTGCCGAAGATGGTCCGATCACACCAGTCGCCGGGGCGAAGAAGAAGACAGGCAAGAAGCCATCCATACATGCAGCAGTCAGCAACGCCTTCAAGAACGGCGGGTCGATCAACATTCCGTCGGAGAAGAAGGTCGACGAGTTGGCCTCGAAGCTCAAAGCCAAGGGCATCAAGGTGAAGAAGACATCCAAGGGCACCACATTTACCAACGACAAGGGTCAGAGCTTCACGCTGGTACCCACGAGAAAGGGCTGATCATGCCTGAAGCTACACATATCGAAGGATTCGACCTCTCCGACATGGAGTACGACGAGATCAGTCTCGTGACTCGTGGCGGCAACCAGGAGGCTGACGTGCTGATCTTCAAGAGCGCTGGCGGCAAGGACTGCGAAGAGGGGCACTCACAGCTCGGTGACGGTGAGAAGTGCGAGTTCTGCGACTATACCGGCAAGAAGAAGGTCAAGAAGTCAGAGCCGTTCGTGGTGAAGCCCGTACCTGTTCCCGCACGTATCGAGAAGGGTGACAAGCCAGGGCACCCGTTCCGTGGCAACCAGTACGCCGGTGGTAGTGGCGGCGGTACCGCCAACTCCGGTCGGGCGATGCGTGGTGGCAAGAAGCGAGAGCGTGGCCTTGAGCACCTGACCGACGCCGAGTACAAGCAGTACAAGGCAGACGAGGCGGCTTCTGCGGCACCGCCGAGAAGTGAACGGTCAGCAGGTACCGGCCGACAGAAGTACCCCAAGGGCGATGCTCGCAACACACCTCGTAGCGCATCCGATCAGGCCCGATTCGGCAAGCCCAAGAAGAAGGCAACCCGTGGCGAGACGTTCGGTACGTGGCAGAGCGAGTCATCCAATGGTATGAAGATGTCCCGCAACGGAGATATGACCATCAGGCAATCGGACAGTGGGTCGTTCGTCGTATCTGATCGTGGCCAGCGCATCGAGCATCAGATCCCGAGAGGGGCGACCATGGCGCAGGCTCGTAGGCATGTCGAGGACAGCATTCTTGCCCCACGGCTGAAGACGGCCACGGCCAAGCCCAAGCCGAAGTCCAAGGGCAAGAAGAACACGTATCGGAGCCTGTAACCATGAACCTCGTCGAGATGGCCACCTACGTCTCGCTCGTGCTAGTGGCCGTATCCATCATCGTCAACCTGCGTGCCTCGTTCCGATTGCCGCCACCGTTCCACGACGTGTTCGGGGCGGTAGCTGTATCGTCCGTCATGCTGTTCGTCTCCTACGCCATCTGGCTCTTCCTCGATGACTCGCAGCGGGTCATCTGGTCGGGCGTCATGCGTGGCGTCGGGTGGATGTTCCTGTGGATCGTCTACATCAGGCCGGCGATCGTTGCACTGAAGCACGAGCGGCTCCTGCGGGAGCAGGTACGAAAGACTGACGCCGATATCAAGCGCCTTCGGGCTGAAGTGGGAGAAAGATGATCTTCGCTGCCGGGGATGCGGCTGCCAACACGGCCAACAACACCCAAATTCTTCTTGCCATTCTCGGACTCATGGGGGCTGGCGGTATCTGGAAGGGCATGGCTCTCTTCTTGGGGCGCAACAAGCCCAAAGCAGATATCGCTCAGCAAATGGCCGATGCTGCCCTAGGACTCACGAAGGGTTCGGACGGGCTACTTGCTCGGTACATCGCACTCACCGAGAGCCAGACCACGAAGCTCGAACTGTTGGAGAGGAAGATCAGCCACCAGGACACACTTATGGCCGAGCAGCAGCGACAGCTCATGCGGCAGGCCGGTCAGCTTGGTGAACTGCGTGGCAGGTATGACTATATCGAGTCCGAGAAGGCCCAGGTCATCCACGAACGGGATCAGGCTATTGAGCGAGTGAGGCAGCTCGAAGAGCTCGTGCGGTTCACACATGTCGCCATCCCGCCGAGCCTCATTGACGTTCAATGGGCCGGTGATGAGTTGGATCTCCCTGATACCGACTGATAGCAGGTTCACTACCACTCCCGGCGCTGATGTAGCGTTGCGGCTCAAATCAACCCAGACAACGGAGGACCCCTATGGGACCGAAGACGCTTATCAGCAAGGGCGAAGGCGACCAGAGCGTCGAACTGCCCCAGGAGGTGAAGGACTACATCGAGAAGCTCGAAGGAGCGAACGCCCAGTTCGCCACCAACGAGACGGTTCTTCTCGACCGACTCTCCAAGGCCGAAGAGGCCGCCGCCGAGTCCGGCGACGATGACGACGATGACGATGACGAGATCGATCTCGAAGAGGTCCTCAAGTCCGATGACATCCCCGCCGAGATCAAGGCTCTGATCTCCAAGCAGGCCGACGACCTCAAGGCAGCTACCACTGCCGCCACCGAGGCGGGCACAATCGCCAAGGCCGAGCGTGACGCACGTATCGAGCGTGAGATGATCGCCAAGGCTGCGGACGAGATGCCCCTCGTCGGTACCAAGCCCGACGCCATGGGCAAGCTCCTCAAGAGCGCCGCCGAGAACCTGCCCACGGAAGACTTCGACACGCTGGTCACGGTGCTGAAGTCGGCCAACGAGCAGCTCAAGGTCGGTGGTATCTCCAAGGCCATCGGTTCCGACGGCGGCGAGAACCACGACAGTGACCCGATGAAGGTCGCCGTCGCCAAGATCAAGAAGGACGAGCCGGGGATCTCCGACGCCGACGCCATCGCCAAGGCAGTCGAAGCCGATCCGTCTCTCTACCGCAGCGCCTCGCAGCGCACGAACAAGGAGGGCTGATCATGGCCATCGAAGCAGAGAAGGCGTACGAGATCGGCCACCTGACCGCATCTGCCGACTTGAGCGGTCAGCAGTATCGGTTCGTCAAGCTGTCGGGCGCAGGTACCGTCACGGTCTGTGCCGCAGCTACGGACAAGCCCATCGGCGTGTTGCAGAACAAGCCCCTCTCGGGCCAGCCCTGCACCATCACGGTGATCGGTACCACGAAGCTCCTCACCGGAGCAGCCGTATCGGCCAACGCCATCGTCGGTACGGATTCGGCCGGCAAGGCGGCTCCGTACGTCGTGGGCACGGACACCACCAAGTACCTCGCAGGTACCGCACTTACCGCAAGTGCAGCCGATGGCGTGGTCATCACCGCCATGATCAACTGTTCCAACCCCGTCCGTGGCATCACGGGCATCTGATAGAAGGAGAAACCGATGCCCCAACCCACGGCATACGACACCCACAGCGACGCCATCCTGACGTCGATCTCGGTGGCGTACATGAACAACCAGACGAGCTACATCGCCGACAAGGTGTTCCCGCTCATCGAAGTCGACAAGCAGTCCGACAAGTACTACACGTACAACAAGGGCGACTGGATGCGGGACGAGGCGGCGAAGCGTGCCCCGGCCAGCGAGTCGGCCGGTGGCGGCTACGGCGTGAACACCCAGTCATACATGGCTGACGTGTTCGCCTTCCACAAGGACGTCGACGACCAGACCCGAGCGAACACGGACAACCCGTTGCAGCCCGATCGTGAGGCGGCTCTGTTCGTCCTCCAGCGGATGCTGCTTCGCCGTGAGCTTCAGTGGGTCGCTGACTTCTTCACGACCGGCATCTGGGGTACCGACTCGACGCCTTCGAGCCTCTGGTCCGACTACACCAACTCGGACCCGATCGAAGACATCGAAACGGGCAAGCAGACGATCCTTGGCGTGACGGGCTTCCTGCCCAACACCCTCGTCGTCGGCTACCAGGCGTTCCGGAAGCTGAAGCACCACCCCGACGTGATCGACAGGTTCAAGTACACCTCGTCGAGCAACATCACGCCGGAGATCCTCGCCCGACTGTTCGAGATCGACCGCATCCTCGTGTGCAACGCCATCAAGAACACCGGGGCCGAGGGCGCAGCCGATGCGTTCTCGTTCATCAACGGCAAGCACGCTCTCCTGTGCTACGTCGCTCCGTCGCCGGGCCTGCTCACTCCGAGCGCTGGCTACACCTTCGCCTGGAAGGGCGTCAGCGATGGCCTCGGCTACTCGATCGGAACGACCTCGTTCCGCATCCCCGAGAAGCGTGTCGACCGCATCGAGTCACAGATGGCGTGGGACAACAAGGTTGTCGGCGCCGACCTCGGCTACTTCTTCAACGGAGCTGTCGCCTGATGGGTCTGGTATCTGATCCGCTCTTGTCGCAGATGGCGAACAACACGCAGGTGGTTGTCGTCCTTCGCAACACGAACGGTGAACGGACCTACCACCGGGGCGAGATCGTCGATGGCGGCAAGTGGCGGAACCTCGCCAACTTGATCCAGCGTCGGCACGTCGCACCGCTTCCCTACGGGTATGACCTCGACACGACAGTCGTCGTCACGTTCCCCGATGACGAAGAGGTGAAGTTCGTGAATCAGGAACTCGCAGATATCGCTCTGAATCGCATCGCTGATCGACTGCCGCCCGAAGAGGCGTCGGAAGAGACAGGCGAAGAGGAGACGGAATCTGAGGGTCCCGAGAACGAGCTTCCGCTCGGTGGCGCAGATACCAACGAAGAGGAGGCAGGGGAGGGCGAGTCGCAAGAGCCGGCCAACCCCGACGAGCCTGCTCGTGAAGAGCCCTCGACACCACCGGAACCCAAGGCCGGTCGAGGTGGCCGAGGTAGCCGCAGCAGCAAGTAGCAAGACCCGCAGTACAAACCACGTAGGCTGACTGTGCCGCTGATCTCTCGACAATCGGGGGTGAGGCGGCACAGTCGCATTTCTAGGAGGAACCACAGCTATGGAAGAACTACTGACTCTCTTCAACCCCGAGCAGGGAAAGAAAGTCCGCTCAGCTATCAACACCCTCTTCGCCATCTTCATCCTCGTGCAGCAATACTGGAACGAGCTGATCGATGAGGGCATCGTTGGCAACATCACGAAGGTCTATGCGTTCGCCATTGCGCTGATCGCCCTACTCACCTACAAGACCAACGTTGGCAGCGCCGCAGGTATCGACCACGACGAGAACGGAAACATCGAGGTGGCACCGTGAGCACACCGAACGATCTGATCGCCGTAGCTGCCAGTCAGGTCGGCACCAAAGAGCAGGGGAAGAACCGAACGAAGTACGGAGCATGGTTCGGCTTCAACGGTGTGGCCTGGTGCTCCATCTTCGTGGCCTGGTGTCTTGGGCAGGTAGGTATGGACCCCCGTACGTTCATCGTCAGCTATGCATCGTGCGACGCTGCCTACGCTGGATGGAAGCGACTGGGCCGCACGTTCTCCGACAAGATGCAGATAAAGCCTGGAACGATCCTGTTCTACCGCTTCTCTCGCAAGGGCGGCTTCAGCGACCACACGGGTATCGCAGTGAGTGCTCCGTACCGCAAGGTTGGTATCTGGTACGTGGACACGATCGAGGGCAACACTTCCGGTGGCTCGAACACTTCCGGTGGCATGGTGCAGCGCCGTACTCGCAAGCTCAGCCTTGTTGTGGGGATGGCCTGGCCTGCGTACACGAACGCACAAGCCCCTCAGACGCCGCCTCCGCCTCCCGCAGCTCCTCCGGCCACTTCGCTGCCGGTTCGCCCCTACATCGCCGCAGGGGCCACCGGAAGGGCCGTAGAGGTTGCTCAATTCGAGCTTGCTCTCGTGTCGGGGTACCAATTCCCGCCATCGAGCATCGGAACCTTTGATCTGTACCTGTGCCAGGCGATCCAGAACCTCGGCAAGGTTCTCGGCAAGGACTGGCCCGGCGACCTGTCCTACATCGGTCCCGACCAGTGGGCAGCTATCGACTTTCTCGTACTCAAGTCCGGGCATTCGCCCGGCGTGATTTAGGAGGCATCGTGTTTACGATCCCAAATGAGGATGACGCCACATATGAAGCACAGGCTCGTGTGTCTTCAGTGGACCTCCAAGCCCTTGCAACGGGGTTCTCACGTACCGGCGTTGTGAGCGGTATGGCCGTCTCGGTGTCTACGGGCAGGGACTTCGACATCTCCAGCGGTGCGTACGAGATCAACGGCAGCCCCATCTCGTCTGTTGCGAAGACGGGAACAATCGGTGCTGGTGATGCAACCCACCCCCGCATCGATATCGTAAGTGTCGACGGAGACGGATCTGTCCGTATCGCTGCTGGCACTCCTGCTGCTGATCCAGTTGCGCCCAATGTGGCCTTGGATCGAGTTGTGCTTGCCAGCATCTATGTGCCAGCAGGTATGGCAACGCTCCTGTCGGACATGATCAGCGATCGCCGGGTCTTTCTTGTGAACGCCGAGGTCATTGGCGAACACGAAAGCAGGCTCGATACTGCCGAAGCAGATATCGCCGCCGTGGACGCAACATTGAGCGGGCTTGTCGCCGACGCTATCAACGATGGGACGACCACGGTCGCACCGTCACAGAACGCCGTGTTCGACGCACTCGCCCTGAAGGTGCCGTCCTCGCGCACCATCGCCGGTCTTGACCTGTCGGCGGACCGAACTGCGGCGGCGCTCAAGACGGCGCTGTCCCTCGTCAAGGCCGACGTTGGGCTCGGGAGTGTCGACAATACGGCCGATTCAGCGAAGACGCTCGCCGCGACGCAAATCACCACCGGCACCATCGACACCGACCGGCTCCCCGACGTCCCCTACACCGTCAAGCTCGCGCCGGCCGCTGCATTCGGCGCCCTCGGCGCCACTGTCGGAGAATCCGTACACGGCACGATCTGGTCTGGCACCAACTTCGCCATCAACGGCAGCCAGTACGTCCTCGCCCGCTCAAAGGTGCGAGGCATCGCCGAGCGATTCGGGTTTTGGTTTATCTCGGCGACCGCCGCCCCCGGCGACACGTTCTATGTCGTGTGCTACGCGCCAAACGCCAACGGAATGCCCGGTGCCCTCCTGTGGTCGGCCTCCGGGCTCGTGTCGTCGATGTCGCCCGGCGCGTGGATTCTCAACGGCCTCGCCAACCCGATCCCCGCCGGCTCCTACGTCGGAGTCAAGAACGGTTCCACCACCGGCGCCGTAACCCTCCGAGCAGCCGGCTTCACCGCAACCCACTCACCGTTGGCAGACATCACTGGCAGTTACAACGCCATCACGGCGAACGGCACCGGCGCGCCGGCAGCGACGGCACCGTCAGGGTTCGGCCTCGCCCAGAATCTCCCGTCGATGATCGTCAGAGGTGTGTGAAGTGGACCCGTATCGGATGCTCAACCAAACCACCGGCCACATCGAGGTGTGCACCGTCGCCGATGGCGTCGCGACCATCGTTGTGACCGACGCCGATGGCGTCGAGATCGAACGTCGGACGGTCGCCATAGCCCCCGACCCGGTGACGGAGCACGCCGACCCAGTCGCGCTGCTCGTTTCGGCGCTCCGTGACCCGCTCGCCAACCTCACCGCATCCTCCGCATCAACCACGGTGCGGACAGCGATCCTGAACCAGCGGGCAGCGCTCGACGAGCTCCTCGCAGTGCTGGAGACACCGTGACCGATCCAGCACAAGCGTTCCTGAATCACGGCAACGTCGACCAGTGGACTCGTGGCGCAGTACACCAACAAGCTGACAGTTATCGCCAGCGACACGACAATCACTACCATTCTCAAGTTGCGGGTGGCACTACTCCGTATCTTCAGCGAGGTAGAGGGGGAGATCGGGTGACCACGCTGCAAGCCTGTCTAAGGGCACGGGAGGTCTAGTGGCGGCATTCACCATCGGTCGATCGCTTGTCGGCTCTAGCGACGCCCTAGGCGGCGCTGCAACCATCATCGTTCCTCCATCGTTCCCGCCGTTCGGAGTGGACTTCGACATCGACCCGAGACGTTCACCGCTTCCGGTAAGTGCGGGAAGTAACTACGACCACGCCATCGACCCACGGTTCGGAACTGGCAGCAAGTACGATGCTGATTTCCGGCAGCAGAACAAGAGGTAGCCATGATCCAATATCGAGCCACAAGTGAGAACCTGCCGATCCGTCTGTGGTGGCGGGACGATACGGGGCAACTCATCAACCTCTCTACATACGACTCGTTCGAGGTGGAGATCCAAAGCGGCGGGGTCGAGCACTTCGCCAAGACCACAGGCATCACTGGTGCCGCTGGCTCCGGTGCAAGTCCGACTGGTACTCCGAACCTCGTCATCACTTGGGCCGATGGTGATTTCGATACGGTTCCGGTCGGAGCGCACAAGCTCGTCATACGTGCAATCGACGCCGGCCTTGAACTGTCGCATGAGTTCGACTTCGAGTTGCTCGATGACATCGCTACGTCATCGTGGACATATGGGGGCGACCCCACCTCAAGCCCTCGTGACCAGATCCGCTTCCTGGTAGGCGACACGGACTCGGCTGACCAGCTCATCACGGATCAAGAAATCTCGTACATGCTGTCGATGCACCCCAACGTCTATGAGGCAGCATCGCATGTATGCCTCGCCATCGCCGCCAAGATGGCTAGGTGCATGGACAAGTCGGTTGGCAGCCTTTCCCGTTCGTACTCGCAGAAGTATGAGCACTACAAGGAGTTGGCCGCTGATCTCAAGCAGCAGGCGGCAGGACAGTCTTCGGCGATTCCGTGGGCGGCAGGGTGGCGCAGGTCCGATGACGATGCTCGTCGGATGGACACAGATGTTCGCCCGCTGTTTGCCGAGCGCAGCATCTATGAGTCTGATGGCTACGAGGAGAGAGGGCGTCGGGACAGTGGATACGACATCTAGCGATTGCTGTAGTGAGTACCCCCACTTCGTGACGATCATTGCGGCTGGGGCATCCAACGCATACGGAGAGCGTGCCGCAGGTGCGGAGCGTGTGCGCAGGGCCTACGTCGACCCCATGGAGATGAAGCAGCGTTCCACCAACGAGGACGACAAGGACTCGGGGTCGTCGATCACTGTCGAAGATATCGAGGTGCAGCTCGACGACAAGGTTGTGCTTCCCGATGGAACGGTGTGGAAGATCGCACGTATCCAGCGGTTCGACTTCGACCCCGACATGCTCCACTCGATAGTGGTGATCGTCTGATGAGCGGCATTCAGTTCAAGGTCGAGCACCGGAAGCACTACAAGGCAGTGTCGGCAGATATGGACAGGGCTCTCATGGCTGCGCTCTATGAAGAGGGGAGCATGATTATGGACGACTCGAAGTCGAACTACGTTCCTGTCCTCTCTGGTGCGCTCCGCCTTACCGGACATGTGAGCGAGCCGTTCATGGGGCGCAACGGACCCGAGGTAAGCCTCAGTTATGGAGATGCAGGTACGGCAGCAGCCGCCTATGCACAAGAGGTGCATGAAGCTCCTCCGAACTGGGGGCAGGGCAAGAACAAGTACCTAGAGAAACCAGTCAATGCAGCACTGCCAGGTTTCGGTAACCGCCTCAAGACAAGGATGCAGGCACACCTATGAGTCTCGTAGAAGACATGCTCGTATTCGTACCGACTCTTACCACCGGCCTTGTGGTTGGCACCAACTTCTTTGGTGATCTTCTGCCTGACGAGCCGATCAAGTGTGTCGCAGTTATCGCAACTCCCGGTGCAGGTCCAGACGAAGTGTTCGGCAATGACCTTCCGCCGGTCACACGGCCTCGGTTGCAGCTCATGGTTCGAGATGCGACGTACGCAGAAGCCAAGACAACTGTCGAGCAGATTTGGAAGGGGCTGATGGTCGTGGCGAACATCGACATCAACGGCACCCACTACTACCGCATCGGCTCGACAGACGTTCCGTCGTTGCTCAGGAAGAACGCTCGGAACAACCCGATCTTCTCGTGCAACTTTGACGTTTCCAAGCAGGTATGAGCGCCACCAACGCATTCGGCGAGCCAATCGACGGCAAGCCGGTCGACGTTTCGAGGCAGCCAGAGGGCGCACAGACTATTGGCTTCTTGCGGTGCTGGAAGTGTGATCGTCTGCTGGCACAGCTCATAACTGCGCCGTACAACATCATGTGTTCGAGGTGCAAGAGCCACAACAAAGCAGGCGAGCAGGTCCAGGGTTCACCACAGACCCAGTAGCTCGCCTACTATCTCGGTCCAACAACCAAACGAGTGCCCTTGCTGCGTGGCCGGTGAACATCGAATCCCGTAGCCGGGGTCCGTCTGCGCAGCACACACCTATGGAGGGTGGAGATGCCACAGACGAAGCCAAAGGCCAAGCCCGCAGCAAGCGGCAGGAAGAAGTATCGGGTCTCGATCCCGTACATCAAGTTCATCGACAGCGATGGCATCGAGCAGACCGTGCTCGAAGGCGAAACCACCGATGCCGTCCCGTCCGTCTCGGTGGGCTGGATGCTCAACGATGGATGGATCGAAGAGATCAACGGAAAGAAGGACTGAGCAGCTATGGCACTCGTACATGGAATGGGGGCCTTCATCGCCGTAGGTGACTACGACGTTTCGGCCTACCTCAATCAAGCTGATCGTTCGTTCTCGGCAGAGCTTGCCGATGGCACGACGTTTGGTCGTCGCCACAAGGGCAAGGTCCCAGGTATGGGAGATGGCAGCATCAATCTTCAGGGGCTGTACGACGGAGCAACCGGCGCAATCGATGAGATCATCCAGGCGTACTTGGATGACGGTATCGACGTTCCGGTGACAGTCATCCCCGATGGCCTTGTCGCTCCGATCGGTACTCGTACATCGCAGTGCTCCGGTGCAATCGGCACATATGACGTGACCACGCCCATCGGCGGCGTCGTGACGATCTCGGTCGGTGTCGGTGGCAACCTCGGCGTGTTCTCGGGCGTGAGTCTCCTCAACCCTCACACCAGCTATGACACTGCCACTGCTGATCCGGCTACAACCCTCACGGATCTCGGCACCATCCCGGCTGGCCCCACGGTCATCACGGAGCGCACCCACGGCTACGTCATGAACTGGCACTGCTTCGAGAACACTCTCGACGACACTGCTCAGTGGGTCATCGAGCACAGCTCGGACAACGTCTCTTGGGCATCGCTCGCCGGTGCAGAAACAGACGTCGTCGCCGCAGGTACCACCGCATCGGGAACCGAGCGTGTCGCAACCAACGGCCTCGCCGTCAAGCGGTACATGCGTGCTCGTCTCACATCTGCTGGCGTCGGAACGTCACACTGGGCGATCTCAGTCGCTCGATTCAACATCCCCACCACCTAGTTCTCTCAGCAAACCAAACAAGGAGCAGTGCAATGGCATTCGGTCACGGTAAGACGGGCTATCTCGAAGTGGAAGACGCAGGCGGTACTTCCCGTAACTGGTCGACCTACCTCGACAACATTCAGAGCAACCTCGGCCTCGATCTTGCGGACTCGACCACGTTCGGTCGGAACCACAAGGGTAAGACCCCCGGTCTTCGAGACTCGAAGATCAGCTTCTCGGGTAAGTTCGACGCAACGGTCGACGGGTACATCGAGGGCATCATGCAGAAGGCCACGACGAGCACGGCCATCTACGGCCCGGTCGGCAACACGGCAGGCATGATCAAGTACACGCTCGAAGTGTTCCTCGGCAGCTATGACGTGACCACGCCGGTTGCGGACATGGTGACCATCAGCGGCACGCTGGAGCACGACGGCAACCAGGGCCTCCCGGTCCGAGGAACCTTCAGCTAGTCTCGTCGGGCTAGCAACCAACCAAGGAGTAACAGTGCCCAAGGCAAAGACAGAAGCAGTGGCCCAGACAGTGCAAGGTTCCATCCGTGATCGGGTGGCCGGCGCAGATGACATTCAGATCGAGCTGTTCCCCGTTCCCGAGTGGGATGTGGAGCTCGAACTGCGATCGATGACTGCGGGGGAGCGTGGTATCTGCTTGGCAGCTTCCACCGACCAGAATACCGGGCGCCCGATCATGGACAAGCTCTACGCACGAGTGCTGATCGCATCGGCGTACGACCCCGCATCGGGTGAGCTGGCGTTCAAGGCCGAAGACGAGCAGATGCTCTCCGGCAAGAACGGAGCAGTCGTCGAACGTATCGCCAGCAGGGCGATGCAGATGTCAGGGTTCGACGACGAGGCACAGGATCGATTGGGAAACGGCTAGTCCGTGATCCTCACCGGCAATACCTGTTCCACCTTGCCGAGAGACTGAACCGGACGGTGGCCGAGCTTCTTTACGGAAGTCCAGGTCACCGTCCGCTTTCGTCTACGGAGCTTGCCGAATGGCAGGTATGGGACATCATCGTTGCTGAGGAGCGCAAGAAGGCTGAAGCGGCAGCATCCAACGGAAGAAGATAGAGGCAGACCATGTTGACAGTCGCAGAACTCCGAGCACGCCTCTCCGCAGATACGGGAGGATTCAACCGTGACCTCGGTGGTGCTGAACGCAAACTCTCCGATTTCGGCTCGCACGGAGAGAAGTCTGTCGTCCAGGTAGCAAATGGGTTTGCGGGCGTTGAGCGAGCCAGCGCACGTATGGCAGCGACAGTGCAGAACCATGCACGTATGATCGGTACTGCCTTCACGTCGATGGCTACCACTGTCGGCATTGCCGCTGGTGGTTTGCTGTCGGCCTCACTGTTCAAGGGCTTCGATCGCATGACGACGATCGAGAACTCGACGAAGGCAATGACTGTCGTCTTGGGCGATGCAGCTAAAGCAGCCTCCCTCCTCGACGGAATCCTCCAAGTGGTACGTGGGACGCCATTCAACCTCGACCAGTTTGCTGAGGCCGGCAAGAACCTCGTGGCGTTCGGCACGTCGGCTCAGAAGGTGCCTGGCATCCTCCGTGCCGTTGGTGAAGCTGCGGCGGCCTCAGGCGGCTCTGCACAGTCCGTACAGACGATTGTGGACGCTCTTGGCGACGCTACGTCCATCGGGCGCATCACGGGCGACACGCTGCAACGCTTGGCGCAGCAGGGCATACCTGCGCTGAAGATCCTCGCCAACTCGTTCGGCATGAGTGCTGAAGAGATGCAGAAGGCGGTATCTGATGGAATGGTACCTGCGGAGAAAGGTATCGATGCTCTGACCCAGGGGATCATGAAGGGCACAACTGGTGCCGCCGGTGCTACGACCGCATTCGCAGGTACCATGGCCGGTCTTCGCACCACACTTACCGGCGCTCTCGGTGGCCTGTCTGCTGCGGGCGCTCGGTTCGGCGCTTCCATGCTCAAGCCGTTCTCGCCGTCGATGGTGAAGATGATCGGTGCGGTATCTGACGCTGTCGACAACCTTGCCAAGGTCATCGGACCGATGCTCGACCGTATCGTCGCTACAAGCGCCTGGAGCACCATCGTTGGCGTGTTCGAGAAGCTCCCATCGAGTATCGGCTCGACACTAGACAAGGTGCGTGAGTTTGCCCCGGCGCTCGCTCCGCTGGCTGGCATCATTGCATCTATCGCCACAACGCAGCTCAAGGGCCTCCTCGGCCCCATCGGTGCATTGGTCCCTGGCTTTGGGTTGCTCACTGGAGCAATCGCCGGATTGGCTGCATCAAGCCCCAAGCTCAGGGAGGCATTCGCAGATGTCGGCAAGACATTTATGACGTCGCTTGCTCCTGCAATCCCAGCTATCACTCGCAGCATGGGGCTGCTGAGCAAGGCTGTGGCCGCAACGATAACTGCGCTCATCCCTCTCGTTGCTTGGGGCGTGAAGCTCGCCAGCACTTTCGCAACAAAGCTCGCAGCACCTATCATCGAGAAGGTCGCACAGGCGCTATACGACCTGACCAACATGGCTGGCGGATTCTTCCGTGCGTTCAAGTCTGGGGACGTAGAGACGAGCTGGAACCCGTTGATGCAGAAGGCATCCGAGTTCGGCGTGCGGATGCGAGAGCTTGCGGACAAGGTTCGCAACGTGTTCGACAACATCATGGACAAGGTCGGGGGCGTCGGCAACCTGTTCAAGATGCTGACACCTATCGTCGCTGGCTTTGCCCTCTTCTTCGTAGACACGAAGATCAGTCGTGGCATCACGGCGATCATCTCGGTTACCAAGGGCCTGTTCGCAACATGGACTGCCAACCCGATGCTCGCAGCTATCGAGCTGATTATCGTTGGGTTCCTCCTCGCCTACAAGAGCATCAAGCCATTCCGAGATGCGGTCGACAACCTCATCAAGTACATCCAGACGAATGCCACACCTGCGATTCAGTTCCTCAAGGAGAAGTTCGGCCAGCTCGGTGTCGAGTTGCAGAAGTTGTGGGGCAAGATCAAGGACACGGCTCGTTCTGTCGAAGAGTGGGCCAAGACGAACCCGATCATCCAGAACGTCATCGGCAAGATCGAAGAAATGAACATCTCGCTGACGGATGTCGCCACAGGTGCGGCAGGCTTTGCGTTGGCGATGCAGGCGTGGGACATCCTCGCACCTATCGTTGGCGCAGTTATCGGCTACTTCCAGAATCTTCGGTTGGTGATCGCCGAGGCAGGCGGTGCGCAAGCTGCGTTCTGGGCCGTGGTCGCTTGGGGCCAGGGTGTTATGGCTACCGTTACTGGTGCGGCCACTGGTATGTGGGCAGCTATCACCGGACCTGTGGGGCTTGTTATTGCAGCCGTTGTTGCAGTAGGTGTCGCCATCTATGCCGCCTACAAGAACATCAAGCCTTTCAGGGAAGCCATTGACTCTCTGTGGCAGAACGTGCAGAAGGCATGGGACGCAATCCTCAACGGTGCTCGTGCAGCAGGTGCAGCTATCGTCGAACTTTGGCGCTCCGCAACCGAGAAGGTTTCCGAGTGGTGGGACAAGAACGGTAAGGCGATCACCGAGGCAGCCGGGCACATCTGGAATGTGCTCAAGGTCATCTTCATCGCTATCGGTGCAGTTATCATCGCTCCGTTCTACGCAGCATGGAAGGTGATCTCGTGGGTGTGGGACAAGATTGGCTCCCACGTCATCGATATCGCTCAGCGCATCTGGAAGGTTGTCGGTGGCGTGTTCAAGAACATCGGGCAGGTCATCGCCGGGGTGTTCATGTTCATCGTCAACCTCATCAACGGCGACTGGGGTAAGGCGTGGGATTCGTTCATATCTGTGATCAAGGGGCTGGCTGGTATCTTCTGGTCCGTCTTCCGAGAGCTTCCCGGCATCATTTGGTCGGCCATTAAGGGCATCGCCAGTCTCCTTGGCGGGCTTGCCGAGCTGATCATCAAGGGGGTAGCCGGAGCAGGCAAGTGGCTGTGGAATACGGGCAAGGACATGCTCTCTGGAATGTGGAACGGTGCAGTTGAGGGTGCCAAGGCACTTATCAACTTCATCTTCGATCTTCCGACCATGCTCATCAACGCAGCTACCGACGCTCGTAAGTGGCTGTGGCAGACAGGCAAGGACATCTTCAACGGCATCGTTGACGGCATCCAGCTTGCTGCCCCGATCCTGTGGGATTGGCTCAAGTCTCTCCCTGCCCGTATCTGGGAGTTCCTGAAGGCTGCACCTGGCTGGCTTGTCGATACCGGCAAGTCGATCATCAACGGTCTGTGGACAGGTATCCAGAACGGTGCCCAGGCCGTGTGGAATTGGCTGAAGGCGCTGCCCTCGAAGATTCTGGAAGGGGCCAAGGATGCCAGCAAGTGGCTGTTCGACACAGGCAAGAACCTTGTTAGCGGTCTCATCAATGGCATTCGTGATGCATGGGGCAAGGTATGGGAGTTCATCAAGGGCAAGCTCACCAACCTCTGGGATGCGGTTAAGGGCTTCTTTGGTATCTCCTCGCCCTCCAAGAAGTTTGCATGGGCGGGCGACATGCTCATGGAGGGTCTTGCCAAGGGCATTCGAGACAACAAGAACGCCGAAGAGGCGATGGACAAGAAGGCGCAGATCATTGCCTCCAAGGCAGCAGTTATCGCACGTATAGCTGAGGGCAGTGGTGGCGGTGGTGGCGGTGGGATCTCCAACCCGTTCGCTGCGTGGGGGCAGGCAGCAAAGGGAACTGAGTCCTCCAGAACAGCCGCAGCACGAGCCAAGGCGGGTGCGGACAAGATGGGGCGGCTCGACAAGCAGGGGCCGAAGGGCAAGAGCAAGACCGCCCAGCAGGTTCGAGAAGAGGCCGCACTTATGGACGCTCGCCGTAGCATGTCTGCGGCACAGAGGGCGATAGAAGAGGAGAACGACCGTATCGTCGAGTTCATGTCGACGCAGATGTCAGACGAGCAGAAGCGGGCAGAGAACTCGACGATCGACGACATCGTTCAGCAATGGAAGAACGACCACCCGTACGCCACGAAGGCAGAGATGGAAGACGGCACCAGCCGTGTCAAGATCCGTCGATGGTTGCGACTCGTTGCCAACGCCAAGAAGAACGGGGCTACGGATGGCAGCAGCAGCAGTTCATCGAGCGATTCGAGCTACAGCAGCGCACCCGACACGTCGTTCAGTGCCAGCGATCTCGGTGGTGGGGACGAGCCAGGTACCGGCAGCGATGGTGGTCTCAAGAAGGGCATGACCTCGGGCTACAACTTTAGCACTGGCGCATTTATGGCTTGGCTGAAGGGCGACCTCGGCGGCAAGATCGACGAGCTAATCGCTGCACAAGCGAAGTCGGCTCAGATGATCGTCGACGCCTGGAACAAGACCTACATGACAGCGATACCTGCGGATGGGAAGTTCAAGGTCGACATCCCTGCTTTGCCCGCTGCCGTCTACACGCCCAACAGGGCCGCTACGGGAGCGTCTGGGGCGCTTGCAGCACAGGGCATGACTTCTCCTGCCAGCACCTCCGCATCGAGCGCTCAGAGGGCCGCAACGCTCCTCGTTCAAGGCGATCTCGTAATCGGCTCTGGTGCAGACGCCACTACTGCCGACAAGGCAGCACAGAAACTCGTTGATCGATTGCAGGACTACTCGCACCTTTCGGGTGCAGGTATCGGTACCGGCTCGGTCGTTGTCGAAGGGAACTGGTAATGACTCTTCTCGTACCTGACACAGACATGGGCGACCTTGAGATCAACTCTCAGTCGCTCAACACTGGCGGGTTCATGATCGCAGATATCACAAGGCTGTGGCTGTTTGTCGGCCTGCGTGGTGCTGATCGAGAGCTGCCTGGAGGTGGATCGGTCAAGTACCCACGTCGAGGGCGTGGTGCATCGGTCACTCTCCCCATGCAGATATCACGTACACATGACAGCAGTGGCTCAGCATATGTGGGCACGACGCTTGCTGAGAACTTCGCCAGCAACATCAACTTCCTGCGCACGAACGTCACCGATCCGCCCAACCTTGGAACGTTTCCCGACGGTGCGTACCCGGCAGTGCTCACCATGCCTGACGGTGTTGATACACGTACCGCAACTGTCAATGAGTTCGCACTCACGATTGGCCAGGCGGCGGCAGGTCTTGTGTTCTGCACCATCTCTTTCAACATCGTTGAGGGCGTGTTCTCGTGACCGCATCGGTTCTCGTCGGCACCGCCGACACCACCCCGACGAGTTCGTACAACTACTCGACCGTCGCGCACGCTTCGACGACGGTGGGAACACCCCTCGTGCTCATTGTCACCGCCCGCATGTCCGACGTGTCGGGCGGAACGAACACGATCACCGTGCCCAGCGGGTGGACGCTTCTCGACCGCATCGAAGAGCAGCAGAACGCCGGCACCGGCCCGGAAGGGTCGGCGAACGACTGCATTTTCGTCGTCGCGGCGTACACCAAGATCGCGACCAGCGGAGACCTGTCACCGAACACGATCAACGTCACGTTCGGCACGAAGTTCTCGACGCTGTTCAACACCGACAACCGCATCGCCCAAGTCCTCTCCGTCGACGGAGGTGTGAGCGTCACCGGGGCAGCGGCTGATTCCTCGCCGCCCAGCACGTCGGGGTCGTGGACACCGGACGGTCCGACAGTGTCGGCGCACGGCATCGGGATCTGGTTGACCCGAGGCACCATTGGTTCCGGTTCGGCCTCGCCGTGGTCGTCGCTGTACTCCCATGACGGGTTCACCGCCTATTCGCTCGGCCCTCAGTCGCCGCCCCACACGATGCCGACGTTCACGCGTTCAGGGTCGTCGAGCAACGGTGTCGTGTCGATCTCGATGCTCGCAACAGACACCGTGACAACCGCCGACCTGATCGCTTGGTCGGCAGCCGGGTCGCCGAGCTGTGGCGTGTACGACGCCGGGGCGTCCGCGAGCGTCTACGGCAACTCGTTCCTCGGGTCGTCGTCGTTCGCTGGGCCGATCAGGTTCGACCCGACAGGCAGGCATTTCTGCTTCCTCCACAACGGCACCGGGGGCGGCGGCTACGGCGGCTGGGGGCTGCCACGCCTGTTCCGATGGAACGGTACGACGTGGGTCCGTGACGCGGCCGACGTCCCCGGCGTTCCGCGTGCCCTCAGCGTGTCGTGGCACCGAGGCGATCTCATCATGCGGCCGTTCGCCAGTGGCAACGTGGCGATGTGGCGGTTCGAGCTGGCCACCAACACCGCCACCCCGTTCACCCTGCCAGGATCGGGGTACGTGTCAGGTATCGACGTGATCGGCGATGTCCTCTACTACCTCAACGGCACGGCCAACACGATCAATCGGTACAACCTGGCGACCAGCTCGGCGCTGTCGCCCCTCACCGTCGCTGCGGGGATCGCCGATTACGACGTGCGGAACGACGGCCGGCTCATCATGGCCACCTCCTCGTCGGCGCTCATCTATTCGGCGAGCGGGACGCTGCAATCGACACACACCCTCCCCGGCACTGGCACGATGCGGTGCATTCGCTGGAGCAAGGGCGACCCGTCGCACTACTGGGTGCAACGGGCGGGCGGCGTGTATGAGGTCGACGGAGCTGGCGCGCTCGTGAGGTCGGTCGGGCTGTCTGGCATGGATCAGATCGACGTGTTGGCCGTGTCCTGCCTGCTTCCAACAAGATTTCAATACAACTCGATTGGCCTGCCTGCCGAATACAGCACAAGGCAGTTCGCAGTCGGCTCCAACTCTCAAGGATGAACCATGCCAGCAACGATTACACCTGCGCCGACAATTGCTGCCGAGCGTCCCGCAGCTATAAAGGTTGACGTGTATGACAAGCTGTTCACGACACACCTAGGCACGATCGAGGACGCCTTCGGCAAGTCGTTCCAGAAGGTCCACAACGACATCGGGGCGGGCACGTTCTCGATCGGCAACGAGGACGCTGACGTTTCCCTGCTGGGTGGCCAGAAGATCGTTACCTACAGCGTTCACGACTTTCAGACGAACACTTACACGACTGGCCTTCCCACCAGATATGACGGGGACAAGCATGTCGTCGTGTCGTCCTCGGAAGAGGTCGGGGAGATGCGAACCATCTCGGGTCGTAGCACCATTACTGATTTCGACAAGGTGCTTGTGCATCCGAGTACCGGCCTCAACCGTGTGCCGTTCTCCGATAGCCGCACCTTCGGATATCAGTCACCCGAGTACAACGACTCGGCATGGATCTCTGCATCGGAGCGGAATGTCCAGTACGGGCCGGCTGACTACGGTGGTCTTGGCGGCTTCCCTTTCTCCTGGCCTCATCCGGCTACGCATTGGATCGCAAGTTCTGCGACGCCAGTTGTCGACGATCCTTTAGGTACGAGCTTCTTTCGCAAGACGTTCACTCTTGCGACTGACGAGATCATCTCGATTTACTCGACAGCAGATGACGGGTTCCGCCTGTCTCTTGATGGCGTCGAGATCATGCACCAGATGGACCCAGAGAAGAACAGCACTGCTGCTGGCTTCACATATGCGATCCGCCTCAACCTAAAGGCAGGTACGCATACCTTGGCCGCAGAGGTCGAGAACTTCACGACCGCCCATGTACCGAACCTCCAACTCTTCATCTGCGCCGTCTACAGACAGGTTGCGTTCGGGTCGTGGAATGTCGAGCAACTGATCCTTGAGAGCGATAGCTCCTGGAAGTGCCTGCACTACCCATCTGTTCGCCCAGGTATGAACCCCGGTGAAGTTATGAACCAGCTCATGGCCGAGGCTCAGGCTCGTAGCGAACTTGTCGGGTGGTCCATATCGTTCAGTGTTACCGACGACTCGGCAAGTGTCGCTTGGGCCAATGAGGTCGAATGGCAGTTCGCCGTAGGTTCGTCATTACTAGAAGTGCTCAGGCAGATGTCAAAGGGCTTCTGCGATTTCAAGGAGTCGACAACGGGGCTTACACTTCATATGTTCAACCCTGAAGGCGGGGCAGTAGACAAGTCCACATCTACCAAGCTCCAGCATTCGAGAGACATCATCGACGGAGCGTTCGCCCCCAACGTCACGGACTTGTCGTTCAGCAACGAGTACTCGACGATCATCAACTCGCTGCTCGTGCGCTGGGCCTACGGCTACTTCGAGGTTGAGGTCCCATCATCGGTAACTGCGTACGGCAAGAGCCAGAAGCCTCTTTCGCTCCCAGATATCAGGGACCCACAGAAAGCTCTCGACCAGGCGACGAACGAACTCGATGCACTGTGGGAGAGGTCGCAGCAAACAGATGTCAAGTTCATCGCTCGTGACACGTCGGCCATGCCATACAAGAGCTATGACGTCGGAGATTGGATCTCGATTACGTCGCAGACAGGTGGCAGCTTCGACAGCGAACGCATCATGAGCATGACGTGTGTCGAAGATACCAACGGCAACCTCGACGTAACTGCTGCGTTCATATCTGTCCGTACCAATGCGCTGATTCGCCTACAGCGGATCACGGAGCGCATGTCCCGTGGTTCTCTCGCAGGTAAGAGTGATGCCTCGACGCCGGTTACGCCATGGCAGTCGGAGTTTCATGCCCTTGATTTCGAGCCTGTCTCGTTCTCTCTGCCAGGCCAGCCCACCGACCCCACGGAGTCAGGCTCTCCGCCCAACTTCCGGCAACGTCGCATCAACGCAGCGTGGATAAGTGCTGAAGTTGACGCCACCGTTCCAGGTACCACCAACATCGACACCATCGTCATCATCAAGTACAACGGCTCTGCACTCCGAACCTTGACACTCGCAGCAGGTAACATTTGGGGCAACGTCGCCTACCTCGATGGATACATGGTGCAGGCGGGCATCCTGTCGGTCGAGCTGTATCAGTTCGGCTTTCACGCCAACATCAACATCGACGTCTACACGTCCCCGGTTGTGGGCGATGAGATCGTTGCCTTCTAGACAGCCCTGAGAAGCTCTCTAAGGCGCTTTCGGAGAACGAGTGGGTGGATGTCGCCCGGATCGTTCTCCAGGCCCTTGTAGGGCATCCTGAGCAGCCTGAAGCCAACGAGGTCCCGCTCGATCATAGCTGTGAGCTTCAACCCCTTGGTGAGTCGTATCTCCCCATCGTCCTTGACCTCCTCTTCGCCGTCGTTGTCGGCAGCGTTGATGATCATGGAGGGTGACAGCCCAGATATGAGCTTGACCTGATACGCAGACAGGTTCGATCCATACACCGCCACTGCCTGATAGCCGACGTTCCAGAACGGCAGCGCATCGAATGCCCCTTCGCACACCACGAGGGGGCGTTTGCGTTCACACTCGCTGAACCCAAAGAGATTCTGCGACGCACGGAAGCCGATGGGGTACTTGTATCGCTGTTTCGGGTTGGCCTTGAGTGATCGTCGATACACACCTATGAGAGCGCCGTCACGGTTGCGGATCGGAATGGTTATCGAGTCCGTAGCCGCCTCGTATCCGATTCCCCATTGCTCGATCAGTTCTCGCTTGAGATGCCGACCGTTGAGGTGCTCGACTGCTCGCACGTCTCGACGCCAGTCGATCTTGAATCGTTCGAGCCAAAGCTCGGGGTAAGTGCGAGCCTCCCTCTCTGGCTTGAGCTTCTCCAGTGCTGATTGCACGTCTTCGAGAGATGGGTCCGGTACCTGTCGGATAGCCATGTGCTCCATGAGCTTCTCGATACCACCACGTTCGCCGCAGGCGTAGCAGATGAACACGCCACGCCGTACGTTGAAGTTGAACGATGGGCGCTTGTCTCGATGGAAGGGGCAGAGGCATTGCCAGTCGTCGCCTGATTGCGAGTCAACGTCTAGGTACCGACGTGCGAACGCTGAGTACAACATCTCCACCCCCTCCAACGATATGTGCAGGGACGGTCAGTCATCGTCGTCGTTTGACGCCTTATCCTGAGCGATGAGGTCCATCGCCTTGTCCTTGTCGATCTCTTCATACCTGCCAGAGTTGGTTGCAAACTCGCAGTACCACGAGAACCCGTCACGACCGTTGCGGTACTTCGCCAGCTTCATGAGCATGACGTGCTCGCTGAGGCGCTTCATCGTGATGACGCCAGTCGCATCGTGTCCGATGGCATCTGAGCCGGAGAGAGCTTCTACGCCAGGCGCTCCCTTGCCGATGCCGAGCCGGTTGATTTGTGCAGCAACGACGATCGGGATTTCGTACTGCATCGCCATACCCGTCAACTCGGAGCTGATCGCAGCAATCGCTTGCCATTGTTCCCGATGGTTCATGCGGCCAGGCGTCTCGCTCGCAGACATGAGCGTGATGTAGTCGAGGTAGTTGATGGTCGGGTTGTTGCGCTCGATCTGAGCAGATACCGACATCGGCGTCACACGACCACGAGACGTATCGTTCACGAGCAGGTTGCCGCCAGGACCGATGAGCTTGGGCAGCTTGTCCCGCAGGAACTTCTTGTAGGCCACGAGGTTGACCGATCCGCTGCGCAAGTCGGATGCGGAGAACACGGCCTGACCACTCGAACCGGAGAGGAGCGCATGTATGCGGAGGGCAACCTGCGTCTTGTTCATCTCCATCGCATCGAACTGGACTCGGTTGCCAGCACAGAGAGCAGCAGCAGCCATACGCAGGAGCGTCCATGACTTGCCTTGACCGAGGCGTGCAGCTACCACCCAAACTTCGCCGGGCTGAGCACCACCCGTTTCTCCGTCGAGTGTCTTGAACCCAAACGGGACACCGGAGATACCGGACGTGGCAGTTCGGGCTTGAGCACCCTTCACGTATTCGTAGGCGTCCTCCCAGTCGGCAACGATGTCGTGCTCACGTCTTTCTCCGCTGGTGGCATTCTGGATCGTGGTGATACCTGCACGCAGCTTGCCCATGATGGCGTCGGCGTTCGGCTCGCTCTCACCGAGGCTCGCTGTCGCCTGGCCGATGATCTTCACGAGCGATGCTTCGACGTGCGCCTTGAGCGCCGTCTCGATGGCGTACTCGACGTCGTCGACTTGGAGCAGGTTGAGCTTCGTCTTGATCTTGACGAGTTGTCGTGACGGCAGTCGGTTGTGCCTGCGCATGTACCGATAGATGAAGGCCCACTCCTCATCATAAGTGTGGAACCACGACGAGTCGATGCCGTGCTTGGCGATGAGCGCAGTTGCGCCTGTGTTTACGAGAGCTGATATGAGAATCAACTCGGGGTGCTTCTGTACTGACGGCATGGTTAGCCGGTACCTCCAGGTAGGGGAACGGACGCTTTCATGATCTCGCAATCGCAGGTGAGTACGACAGCCCGGTCGATGCTTGCAGAAGTTAGCAAGTGCGAGTTGCAGTTAGCGAGAATGAGTCTCATTACACATATGACGATTTGATGACATTCTTTGCGCCATGTCCATAGGTGGTGGTAAGTGCTGATACACTTCACAACGTAAGTGAAGTGCAATGAGTCCTAGGGACGCAGCCCTCTAGATCGCTCCGACATCGGAGCCAAGAGGGACCCTAGAGCCGGAGACGATCCGGCAGTGGTCCCGCCCCATCGGACCGACTGCCAGTGAAGCTGCCGACAAAGACTCGGGACGCCGGCCTCGTTGGTCGGCGGAGAAACCCGGTGGCGATCCAAAGCCCGGTCCCCGAGTTTGTCTCCATAGCTGCAAAGCGAATCAGGTACGGAGCACGAAGCTCGACAGTCAACCCGTGAGTAAGGGACCTAGTCGATGCCCATGGTGGTTACTTCGCCCGGCCTGATATCAGCGACGCAGCGTCTAGCGATCGAGACTCCGACCGGGACGCAGGCAACGCAACCCCCGAGACGACCTATCTCAATCAGTGAGCATCGTCCGTCACCCACTATTCGTACGTGGAAGGAACGATGCGACCTTGCCGTGGTGAATCCACAAGCGAGATGAAGCCCTGCGATATATGCCCAAGTGCATCGCAGACAGCCCACCCATGCCAGCCCGACTTCGAGAGCGGAGCATGTTCGGTGGGACTCGCCGGAATGGACCCACGAATGGATCGTATCTGCACTTCACGGCTATGACGGCGGGACCTTGGAATGGTCCGCAACGATGATCTAAGTCAACGACCACTGATCGCAAACACCTATCACCCCGAGCCGTCAGCGGCCATACGAGAGCGAGACTCGTCGGGGTGGCTACCACAACCAAAGGAGGCCCAGCTATGGGTAAGAAGGCAAAGCGCAAGAACCAGATCCTTCCGATCGGCACTCACGCCACCACCACCACCCTCTACGCCATCGGCCAGAACATGCCCGGCTACCTGCCCATGGCCGATGAGCCCTACCTCTGCACCACGTTCGACGATGCCAAACGAGCGCTCATTGCCGAGATGGACCGTTCAGCGGATCACGCCGCCGAATGCGACAAGAGTGCCCTTGCCGACGCCATCGACGCCGCCATGCAGGACGTGAACCTCTGGTCGTCCCCAGACTCCACCATCGTCACCGATCCCGAGCGTGAGCACGACCTTGGAATCTCCTACTGGATCGTTGCCGTCGACCGAGCCGACATCGACGCCGACACCCTCGCCGAACTCGACATCTGACCCCAACCCCACCACCCCACCGAGAAACGAGCTACCACCATGACCACCCAACCGACCCCCGGCGCCATCATGACGCTGAACGAACACACCTATGGCGGCGCCCTTGTCTGCCCGATGAACTGCACGCGATCCACCGTGCGGACGCAGACTGTCACGGTGCTCGGTCCCGTGGCCTACGAACCGAGCATGACGCGGGTTCGCACGGGCGACGGAACGGCGCGCCGTTGCATGTCCGATGATCTGACCGCGGTGGAGGTGGCGCGATGACCACCGACCCCCGACCGACTGAAATCGTGAGCGGCTCTCGCAAGTCCTGCATGGGTATCGACCAGCGCACGAACTCCACCGGCCGAGTGTTGGTGGGGCGAGACGCCGGAGTCATCGAGTGCAACGAGCCACCATCGGCAAACCTGCCAGTCGGCGACGGTACACACTTGTACCTCTGGCCCATGTGCAAGCGCCATGCCATCGAGTACACCACCAACCCCGACAAGGAGTCCAAGTGAACGAAACCATCATCGAGATGCCGGGCAAGCCATACCTGGCGGAAGTCCGCAAGCTCGCTCGCCACAACAAGCGTTGCTACTACGTGTACCTCAACGCCGGGGTCGAGCAGTCGACCATCCACTACGCCATGGTCCCGGCCAACACCCCGTACTGGACGGTCGGCGAGATGGGGATGGT